GCCTTTTCCGAGGGACTGAGCGGCAAGGGATTGCAGAAGCTGCCCGGCATCGGCCACCTCATACAGGCGTACAACGATCATCTGTTCAAGGAAAAATTGCCGTCGATGAAGATGGCAACCGGACTCAACGCCCTAAAGCGCAACGACGCCCGCTACGAGAAAATCTACAGCCCGGAGAAAATCGCACAGATTACCGCCAAGCAGATGAATGCAGCCTACGGCGGATTGAATTACCGGATGATGGGACGCAACCAGACGGTGCAGGACGCCCTGCGCATCATCGCCATGGCCCCGGATTTTCTGGAAGCGCGCGCCAAGTTTGTCGCCCAATCCTACCGCCCGCAAGGACGTGAGCAGCTCTTTGCCAAGCTGCTCGGCACCCTCATGCTCTTTACCGCCGCCGAAATAACTGCGCGCCTCAGCCACGGCGAGCACAAGTTGAGCGACCCTTATCGCGTACACAAGAACGGCAAGGCTTACGGGATGCGCTCCGTGCAGGGTGACGAATTCGACGCCATCACGCAGCCCGGAAAATTCCTGATGAATCGCGCCAGCCCCGCCGTGGGCGCAGCGATCAAATTTGGCGAAGGCAAAAACTATTTCGGCAAAAAACAATCCGCTTGGCAGACCGCCCAGGACCTGGCGCGGCACAACGTGCCCATTCCTGTACAGCCCTGGACCGTGAAAAACAAAGACAGCAATGTGGAAAAGGCGTGGGAAACCGGATTGCGGATTGCCGGTCTCCAGGTAACGAAAGAACAGAAACCCAAGAAATAGCCCCTTCCCTTCACCCGGGAACGAGCGTTCCCCGAGGAGCACCTGTGAGCAAAACTCCTGTCCTAACCCCTACTCAAAAGAAATTCTGCGACGCCTACGTCGATTTAGGTTGCACCAAAGGAGGCAAGGCGGCGCGTCCCTATAGCAAGGATCCCTACCACTACGCCAGTGAGACGCTGGCCAAGAAGTACATCCAGGATTACATCGAGGAGCGAAAGAAAGAGAAGGCTGCGGAGATTAAGGAAACGCTGGTCCCGCTGGGCATCACCCCGCATGCCCTGGTGCTGGAAGTGGGCGCCATCTTCCGCGACGTTGCGAACGTTCCCGTAGAGATACGGCTGAAAGCTGCCACTCAACTGGGCCGCTGGTTCGGGATGGAGAATCATCCCACGCCTTCCCCTACCAGAAACTCCGTCGCCGGCGATGATATTTTCGCCGGAAAGACTGTCGAAGAACTGGAGTACTTTGCCAAATATGGCCGTTTTCCCGTGGACGCCCCCCAGCTTAACTAACGCCGGAATGGAAGCGGGCAGGCTGCGCGCCCTGGCCCTCTGTCGCATCAAGCAGGCGCGAGAGTTGCAAACGCTGCGCGTGGAGACCAGCGAGCGGGTCAAGGAAGCGCTCAAGCATCCGCTTCATTGGTTACAAAACCACACCAAAACTTACAACGAACATTGGGTAGAGGAGGGCCGGCGCACGCCCTATGAGTCGTTTCCCGACAAGCCCTACTACGGCCCGCTGTTAGATATGTTCATCGCCGAGCCGGTGTTCTGTGTCGAGAAGTCGCGCGACATGATGGTCAGCTGGCTGTGCGTCGGCTACTTCCTCTGGGAAGTGATGCAGCACGCGATGCGCGGCGCCGCCTTCCAATGCCAGAAGGAGGGTAAGGTCGAGCAGCTCATTAAGTACGCGAAACATCTTTATTCATTACAAGACGATTTTATAAAAGCTGAGTTTCCCTTGTCTAAGCCTCTGGACCGGCAACCGGTGCTGGAGTTGGAATTTGACCACGGCGGTCTGATCAAGGGCCTCCCCGGCGGAGCGGACCAGGTTCGCAGCTATCACCCGTGGGGCTACTACAACGATGAAACCGCCTTCCAGCCTGAAGCTGGCGACTGCTATGACGAGTCGCTGGCCGCGGCGCAGAAGATCGTCCTGAACTCCAGTGCGGGACCTGGCTGGTATGCCGAATTCAAGAATGATTCCCAACTCGATATTGAGGACTAAGCCCGTTGACCGTCGCTGAGGCTCTACAAAAGACGCGCACCATCACCCCTCAGACCCGAGTCGAGATTGTGCGCGGCCTCAGTTTGCGCCGTACCCGTAACGGTATCCCGATCGCGCGCCTGCACTACAGTGCGGACCCTGATCGCGATCCGGAAATCAATCCTGGCTGGAAGAAGACGGCGCGCCTCAAGTACTCCTCGCAGGTCAAGTGGGACCGCGAACAGGAGATCGTTGACGCCGCCGGCGGAGGTCAACTGGTGTTTGCCGATACCCTGCTTACCCACTGGGAAAAAATCGTTATCACCGATCCCAGATGGCGGCCTGATCCCGGCTGGTCGGTGATTGGCGGCTTCGACCATGGCCGCACCAACCCCACCGCGCTGGAAAAGGGCTACGTCGATTTTGAGGGAAATATCCTCATGGCCGGCGAGTACTACATGCCTGGCAAAGAGGTCTGGCAAAACGCGCCTGAGATATTAAAGATGCCTGATGTGGACCGCTTCGAGGCGTGCTGGGCCGATCCATCGATCTTTGACGCCAAGACCCAGCAGGAGGTGGGCAAGGAGGCGCGCGCCATCTCGGAGCTTTATGCCGAGCATGGTATGGGATTTCTGAATCGCTTCGGCGGCAATCGCAACGACATTACCTTTGCCGAGCGCTTGCTGTCGCACTGGGCCGACCTAGAGAACCCGAACCGCGAGCCTTCACTGCGCATTGTCTGTCGCAATTACTGCGAACGTCCCCAGCCTGGCCTGCATCCCTGGGATTCGCCCAACTTGCTGTGGGAGTTATTGCAGACCCGGCGCCGCAAACTGACCGCAGTGCAAGCGCTGACCCGCAATATCAGCGAAGAGATTTTGGACAAAAATAATCATGGGCAGGATTGCCTCAAATACGTGGCGATGTCTCTCCCTGAGCCTTCCCAAAAGAGTAAGGACCGCCGCATCCAGGAAGCGGTAAAGCCTTACGCCGACGCCGGCGACTTCACCAACGTGCATCTGACCGCCGAGAAGCTGCGCCGCCAGATCGAGATAGAAGAGGACGATTCCCCACCCGGCAACATGCGTCAGGCCATGGCCCGCGCCGCCCGCCGGCGACGTTGAATTGCCATGCTGGACGATTTTGACACTCCCCACGCCTAAAGGCGGGCCAATCGTAGCGAATTGTGCAGCGTATCGCATGATTTAGTGCGGTACTTGACTAGCACCGCTTAGCTCTTTCGTCGCGCTCCCATTGCTTTTCCTCCAGCGCATCGGCATATTTACGGAGCCTCGCGGTAGACACATAGCAGTCCGCCTCGGTGAGGCCGTCGCGCTTATTAACCTCTTGCTCGAAACTTTGCGCAGCCTCTCTTAGCGCCTCTGCCTGGATGCGGCGGGACTCGGACTCGCATTGAGCAATTGCATCAGTGATGGCCGCCCGGAATACCTCTAACAAGCGCGACGTGTTAACAGTGATCCTAGTCCACCCTTGTCTTTCTCCGGCTGCGCAGTTTGAGTAGTAAAGTGCCATTTCACCAATCTTTTTCGCGTCTGGTGTGCTAGCTACGTCCTTGGGCGGCTGGGCCGCACGGACAACTTTCCAGTCACGACAGTGGAGAGTCCATGAGCACTCGTAGCCCTCCGGTATTTCACGCGCCAGTAAGTCTTTCTCTCCCACGGCTGTAATCTCGATGGTTGTCGGCCCATAGCCTTGGTCGCCAACGATCTGCGTTCCAACAGTCCAGCCATTCCTGCGACAAATATCCGCACTCGACAAACCACGCCACTCTTTCGGGCATTCGCTCATAGCTTCCTCCGTGTGGCACCGACAGCCTTCTTCTCGGCTTCTTCTGGCGTGAGGATAAGTGGCGCTATGCGAGATTCCAAATTATTCGGCAACCGAGGAGCGCCCTCCTCATCCCAAATTATCCGCATAGGATTCTCAAAAACGTTTTTGATTCCCCTTGTACTGATTGTGCACATATTGGTTGCCTTGCCTACATCTCTCGCCGACTCCGCCATGAACTTCGATGCTGCGACCACATAAGCACATTGCTCCACCGAGACTGACGATGAAATGAGTTGTCTCTGGCGGTGATAAGTAAGTGAACTGAGAGCTGCTGCCTTACCGCTGCCAATAGCCCAAAACCCCAGACGAGTGTAGTCCACCGGGGATTGCTCTCCGCCCCCTACCATAATTCGAGCTTTATTCTTTTCATCAAACCCAGCGACCAAGAACCTTAGCGACAATTTGACATTAGCAATCTTCGCGCA